GACCAGCCTGTGCTTGGATTGTAGCTTGCACGGCTGCGCGTGTGGTTGACTGCATGCTGTCTGGGTCAAGCCCCATAGAAGCGCGAGATACGCCTGTTTTGTTCTCTACGACCTGATCCATGTATGTCAGCGCACCTAGCGTCTGGCCTGCAGTAAATGGAACTGTAAGCTCCTGCACAGAGCCTGCTTGACGCATACGCACGATTGCACCGATCTCGTTGTTCAGCACATCGTCAATATTGACTGCACCATCTACAATGCCGATGCGTGGGTTATTTGTCATGGCTACGTTGTCTAGCACGCCGCGCAAGATAGCTGTGCTTGCGTCTTGGTCATCCATGATGATCTCTGCAAGAGAACGTCCGTAGAATGTGTGTGGCTCTGGATCAATCTCGAATACTGCGAATGGCACCTCATCCCAAGGCTCAAAGTCTAGCAGCTTGTAGTTTGTGCCACCGCAGATAAAGCGATGCAGAACTGGTACACCTGTGCCATCTACGTCAATCTTCATATAGGCTTCCGTGACTGCCACGCTGCGCATTGCAGGATCGCCCTCTTGATCCTCGTAGTCGTCTTGTGAATAGCCTTGGCGCTCAATAGTTTCCGCTTCTGAGATGTCTGATGCGCCGTATAGACCGTCTAGCTTATACACATCCTCAAAGTCGTAACCCATCTCAACCAAGTCACCCACACGCATCTCTGTGCGGTGCGCTACGATATACGCATCGTCAATGTTGCGTGCCTGTGAGTTAATGAAGAACTCCTCTGGCGGCACGCTTTCTAAGCGCATCTGACCGTTTGGTATTTGTCTGCTGATTTTTAGCGAATGGATTGGCGCTTCCATTTCTGTGCCAAACTCATCTACGCTCATGGTCATTTCTACACCATGCTCAAGCACCTCTACGTCATCCTCAGAGACAAGCAGCATATACTCTTGGTCTGTCAGATTGTCATATGTGTAGATTTCAGCATCATACCAGCTTTCCCAGTATGCTTTGACGATACCGTTCTTTTTGATAAGCGCGTCATGGATCGCATCGTTTAGAACGCGATACCCGTCATTCTTGGTGAATACATAGTGAATGTACTGCGTAGCTTGCTCTGCTGCAGCAACATCCTCTGGGCCTTTTGGAAGGAACTCTACAGGCTTAGCTGTGGACATGAACACACGCATGATGCTGGGCTTCACGCTGCGAATTGTGTCACGCACTTTTGTTGCTACAACCTTGCTGCGTCCATCCTCATAGCCAATGTCTACTTCACCGTCAAAGTAGCGCTGTGCCTTGATGCGCTGATCTGTTATTTCACTCTCCACAAAGTCCACAGCCTGCGCCATAGCGTCTTGCAGGATAGCTTCGATCTCGCGTTTATCTTTTGCTTTTGGCTGCATGTTATTGCTCCTGACCTTTTAGCGCTGTTGCGATGGAACCTACTATCATCCTTGCATTTTGCTCAGTGAAGAATGTTGGGTCACTTTCGACCATTTTCTTTATTAGGTATTGGCGACCCTTGTCGGTGAGCGCAAGTCTATCAAATGTTGCTGGCCCAATATTAGCAACAGCAGCTCCGATCTCAGGCGGGATACCAAGCATTCCCGCAACCTGATAACCAGCAACACCCCTAGCCCCCATTCTTGCCACAACTGGCCCTATGATTGTCGCTATGTTTTCCGCACTACCGCTGGTGCGAGGGAACTTTAAAACTTCATCTGCATCAGCGACAAGATTGCCCAAGTCGCCCCGCTGTCTTTGTGTATATTGGCGACCACTTTGCTTCTTTAGTGCCGACGCCATCGCACTTGGTGTAATGAAATCCCCTGCCGCTTTCTTTGCAGCGTCCTCTAACGCAAAGAAATCTCTATACATCGAGCGCGCCTTATTCAGTCTCTCAAAGTCTCCAGCGCGGCCCAAGTCACTAAGCGTCTTATCCATTGCATCATCTACGACATTCAACATTTCGTTGGCTGTTTCCCTAACAGCTTTTTCACTTCTAGTCGTAAGCCTGCTCAATTCTTGACGGAATGAAATGTATTCGTCTGGGGATAATGGCTTTGTTATGCCTTCGGCTATCCTGCGATTAACTCTGGCAAAGTAGTTATTCATATCCTCTATTTCTGCGCCAGAAGGTTTTAACCTTTTGAACTTTTGCATAGCTTTTGATGCCTTTCTAGCATCGCCAGCAGAGATTTTTAGATTTGTGCCAGAGGTTATTTGGTTCATTATCCCGCCTAAGCGGTTCTGAACCTCTATAAGAGCCGCGGCATCAGCGGTTCGCGATGTGGACCCTAGCTTGCCCATTACTGCAGCAGTAAAATCTTCTAGCTGAGATTGCGCAAAATCTGCGCCGCGAGCAGACTGAGCCTCAGAGCGCTTTAACGCCTCGTCACCCAGCGCCTGACCAGTGCTTACCTTTATACCCTCATCCTCAAGGTTTGCAGCGCGATTTACGCGAGTTGCTTGCGTTTCTGTTAGGTTCGGTGACTTTGCAATTTCTCTTAGATTTTTACTTTTTCTAAGGTCAGAAATAGCTCTCACTGTTTCTAATGCTTTTGCTGCTGGCACTGGCGCTGCTATTTCACCCGCTATGCGCGCAGCAAGCTGCAAACCCTCTCCCGCCCCTGCTTTTTCAGCAGTTTTCTCAGCGGCATAACCTGCTGCTGCTGGGGCTGCAGCAAAAGTAAGGGGCCGCGTTGGGGCAAAAGGCAGTAACTCTCCTGTCCTTTGAGCTAACTCTCCTGCAACTGTCTGAGGCTCATACCTAGCACCAAGTGCAGTCGCAGTAGGTTCTACAATATCTTCTCTTATATTAAATAAGCCAAGCCGACCCGTCATTGGACTTGCTTCTGCAAATCTTTGCTTCTCTTCTTCTGTTACACGCTCTATGCCTAAAAGCCCCATTGGCTTTTCTAGCAGAAACGAAACTCCTTCCGCGGCTAAATCTGGTAGTGATAGCGCCCCCTCGACACCCCTAACAACGCCTGACCCCAGCCCCTTCCCGATGTCTGTAAGTGCGCTGCCAGCACGCGAAAGCATTGATGGTTCCGCCTCTTGCTCAGCGGGTGTTATCATGCCTTGCCTTAATTCTCTATATGCGCTTGAAACGGTATCCCACTCAGCAGTGCCTTGCTTGTCTTTATTGCTCACAAGCCAGTCTGCGTATTTTTCTGCGCGCTGCTGATCTGTAGCCATTACTTACTTATCCCTACGATTGCGTCTGCTTCGCTTATGTTGCTTTTTGATGCTCCAGACTTAGGGCGCAGATCGCTTGTGCTTACGCCTTGCTGCCTATCGAATGCGTCCATTATGCCATGAAGCTCATCCAGCGTTGGGAGCGTATTTTCTGCGCGATACCCAAATAACGTACCTTTATCCATAAAGTAATCGTACATTTGCTGCTTTGCCGTAGCGGCTGTGGCCATTTGCTCAAGTAAAGAGTTCAACCTGCGAAGGTTCTGCTCTGGCGAAAGTCTTTGGTTATAGGCACGCTCAATAAGGGCCAAACCTTCAGCTTGAGTAAATTGTGCGCCTAGGATTTCTCTAAGGTTGCGCTGCACAACTTCTTGCACCCTGTTTCTTATATCTGTCGCTTCTGGGTTTATAAATGACTGAACTAAGTCATTTTGAATGCCAACTAAAGGCCCACTAGGAGTGCGACCCTCGCTTACCGCCATGTTTATGTCAGTTATGACATCGCGGATTTGCGTTAGGTTTTTCATTGCATCTGCTGCGCCACCAGAACTCCACTGGACAGCCTCTTTAGCAAATTCATCGTCAACCTTTTCAAATGCCTTGGGAGGCCCGCCTTTGTCCCCATATGACACCTGAACAGTAGGACCAGCTTTTGTTTGAGAAAGGGCCATCTGCAAAGCCTCTGTCTCGTTTTTAGCTAAGCCTTTTTCAAGAAGGTCTTTTGCGAGTGCTTGATATTGATATGTTTTTGGCGCTGCTTGACTGTCTGTTAGATAACCAGAAATCCCAGCGCCAACAGGCAGTACGCCCGTTGCCGCAGCTTCGTAATACTGTTTAGCTAACGCATCACCCGCGTCTGCACGCTGCTTTAAATACTCAAGACTTTTGTTGCGCTGACGCTGCTCCTTAGCTTCAGCCTTGCGCTCCTGCATACGTGCAGCACGCTGTTGAATAAGGGGCGTTAATCGTGCATCGCCTGACCCAGCCATAATTGCCATTGCAAGTTTATCGCGGAAGTCGTCACTCATGCCTAGTGCGCCACCTATACCTTGCCCACCAAGCAGGCCACCTAGCAAACCTTGAGGTTTTTGCGGTTCTTGAGCCATTGCTGCACCACCTTTTCCGTAACCTTCCCAAGCGCCTGTGCCTTGGGTTTTTAGAATGTATTGACCAATTTTGTCTTGCGTTGCCTTGTCAAACTTTTGGCTTGGATCAAGACCCAGAGCTTCTACTGCGCTACGCAGCGTGGAGCCAACAACCTGATATGCGCCGACAGGTGTAGCCACGCGACCCACCTGACCTTTAACGTATTGTCCGTATGCACCGCTTGGGCTTGTGAACTTGATAACGTCAGCAATAGGCATTTCAGAAACTTTGATGCCAGAGAAGATACCGTCTGGCCTGTTTTGATAGCCAAACAAAGCATCATAATCGCCACCGCTTTCGCCTGCGAAAATGTTTTGCTGATGTTGTTCCCAAGTTAGCGCCATATCAGATCACAATAATGCTAGTAGTGCTGCAGGGTTAAACGGTGTGCTCTCTGTTCTTGTCCCTGACGTACTATACGGCGTTTGCGCCATAATCTGAGACATTGCACCCAAGCCAGACAGAGGCGCACCAGTTGCTTGACCGAATTGCTGCTTTTGCAAGTCGAGTAAGCGTTGCTGCAAGCTGCGCTGGAATGCTGCTTGCTGACCAATCTGCTGCTGAACGCCCATGCCTTGCCCAAATAGCTGCTGACCAAGCCCACCAAGACCACCAGCCGCTGCTTGCTGTATGCCTGCAGCTTGAAACTGACCTTGGAAGTTTGCTTGGCGTGCTGCTTGCTCAAGCTGAGCTTGCTGCTGAGCAAACTGATTTGCTGCTGCCATGTTACCTGCACGCGCTGCCTGCTCTCTGGCTGCTGCTGCTTCACGCGCCTGCTGACCAAGTTGCGCTGCTTGGAACTGCTGCTGAGATGCGAGTGTACGCGCGGCTTGCGTTTGACCAATGTCAAAGCGACCAGACTGCAATGCGCTTTCAAACGCCTGCTGACGCTGCTGCGCGGATAGAGCGCCAGCTTGACGCAGAGCCTCTCCAGCCAACACACCTTCCTGCACAGCTTGGCGTGATCCACCAAATGCACCTGCGCGCTGCGCCTGTGCTGCTAGGTTTTCAGATGCAAGTTGACGTTGACGCTCAATATCTGCCTGACCACGCTCAATAACTTCCTGCGTATACGGCGACATGTATGAGCCTAGATTTGTGCTGGCTAACTGTCCTACTTGGATTTGATCTGGGGCTTGCGCTGCTGAGACTGCGCCTACGCCCTGCATTGTTTGTGCTGGGCCAATTTGTGCTGCCTGCATTTGCTCTGGCGTAAAGCTGCCTAAGCGACCGTAAATATCACCTGCTTGCGTTTGGTACTGCTGAGCCTGCTTAAACACGTTAGGGCCAGA